CGCCAGATCGGGGATATGGTAGGGCTGAAATCCACGTCAACCGTGATAACGCACCTGAAAGCGATGGAGAAAGCCGGTCTGATTATCCGGAACGAATTTTCGCCACGTTCAATCATAATTCCGGGTTTTAATGACAGAAAACCCGAAAATGATAACGTTTTCGGTAAAATTGAAACGGAAAACACCGGTTTTGAACCGGTTTTCGTACTGCATGGATTCTGGATTACCGGCGATGATGCTGGAGTGGATGTCTTTGCAGTCTCTCCGGATCCTGAATATCTCCGGGAGAGAATGAGAGAGGAAGCGGAGGAGCTGTTGGCTGGGTTCCAAAACAGCGGCACAACCTTTGAAGTGGAAAACATCGAGGAAACCAGCACAAAGTACGAAGTAGAGGGCAAGTACGGCGATATGGTAAAGCTGTACATAACAGAACACGAGGTAGAGGGAGGCGAAAAGAGTGGTAAGCAAGATTTTATACCTGAGAATGAAAAAGGCTGTTAAAAGGCTGAATAGAAGCCTGGACGAGAAGAAAAGGCTCATAAGGATTTACAAGAGGAGAACCGCCGACCTACGGAGGAGGCTGGCAAAGGTCAGCCGAGAAAAGGCAGTCCTGGAGGATGGATATGTGGTGGAGTGGTGCTTACACTGTAAACGCCAGGTAGTCATGCTCTGGGATGTAAAAGAAGATGGTATGGTGGCATATTGCCCGTATTGCAGCCAGAGAATGATGCTTTGCGAAAAATGTTCCGGCGAGTGCGATTATAACTACGGGAACGATACTTGCAAAGAAATGTAACCGGAAGATATGGAGGGTACTGGAATGGTTATTGATTGTTTGATTCTTATAAAACCGTGGCTGGAGAAAATTCTGTCCGGAGAAAAGGACATGGAGCTGAGAGGGAGCTGCACTCATAAAAGAGGAGTTATCGGTCTAATAGAGAGTGGAAGCAGAAAGATAAAAGGGTTTGCAACTGTTTCCGATTGCCTGGAACTGGACAAAAAAACTTTTGACGGTTCCGTAGAACGGCACCAGATACGGGGCGATGTCTGGGATAAACTGCCATATAAGAGAAAGTTCGGTTGGATTCTGAAAAATCCGGTAAGGCTTGAAAAACCTATAAATTATAAGCATCCGTGGGGTGCGGTTATATGGGTAAAGGTGGACTTACCCGTGGAGGTGAAAAATGGGAAAATGTATATCAACGGCAGAGAAATTGGGGAAAGAGCTGAGGGATAGTTACGAACGCTGGAACCATATTCTGCAGAATGGTGCCGGTGATCCGTTTTGGAAAGATGGTGCGAATATGAACCTGGTACGTAATCATATCATTCATTACAAAAGGCAGTGTGAAGCTGAGTTGCTTCCTGAAGAATACCCGGAGGAGTATTTCTGGGGGCTTCCTACTGAGGTTGACAATAAATATATGGCACTCCCGGAAGAAATCCGGAAACACGCTATAGAAAGTCTGACGGCATACGAAGCGAATGAAGATTACCAGTATTTGAAAGAGGCTGTAAATAAGCTCACAGAGAAGCAGAAAAGCCAGATCAGCATCATGAACGTAATTAACTATGTTACCGGTCTTAAAAGTTTTATAAAAAAAGATTCTCTGGTGGAAATGAGGAGGCACGAGCATCCGGAGCGGTATCTGGAATCGTTCCAGGACTGCCGGAAAAAGGCGGAGGCTATTATGAACCAGGAGCCGGAGGAAAAGCCGCTTCCTACCGGCCAGCTGTCTTTGTTCGATTTGTTCGGATTGACAATGGGCGGATAACTGCGATAGCATAAAGAAAAACCAGGAGGTAAAAAGGTGAAAGCGGTAGATTTTATTGTAAAACATATAGATGAAAACGGAATGACACAATCAGAAGCGGCGGCGGTTGCCGGAATGAGCCGTCAGAATTTCTGGGACAAGCTGAATAACAGAAACCCACGGTTTAACACCATGACACGTATTTTAGATGCTTTTGGGTACCAGATCCATGTTGTCAGGAAAGATGGGGAAACGCTAAACTTCTGTGAGGCGGATTTCTTTGCAGCAGCGGAAAAAGAAAATCTGTACTACGATTCCCTGGAGGCAATCCTGGTATCTATGGGGTACTTGTTTGAAATCAGCAAAAAGGCTGAGAAATAAAGCATTTTGATGAAATGGAACGTCCTGAAAACGGGGCGTTCTTTTTTATTGCAAAAATAATTTCAAAAAATGAAAAAATAGGTTTGACAAACTCAATATAATGAGCTAAAGTTAAGCCAACAAAAGAGATAACTCATAAAAATGAAACACGAAACGGAGGGTATAAAGATGGAAAATAGACATTTTAGAGTAAAGAGTGCAGAGGAAGCATGGAACAGGGTAAATGAGATTTTCCCGACAGATTACGCAAAGGACGAGGACAGCAGCCAGAGAGCCGGCTACCCGATTTTCAGAAGCACCGCTGACGGTCATTTTTACGATTACATTTGCGACCTGAACGACAGGCTGGAAGTTAATCTCAGCACTGGAGAAACAGTAAATATCTGGATTGAGCAGGAGACAGAACTGGAGATTGCACCCGAAAAAATGGAAGCCTTGAAGAAAATGTCAACACGTATTCAGAAGTTAGGCTTCTGGTTTGCCGGAGAGATGCTTGACGAGGAGGAAAAAGGAAAGGAGAACCGTAGAAACTTTGAAAAGGCAAAAGCCGAGAATCCAGACACGATGGTTGTGGCGGTTGACTGCTCAGAAAATAATGTGCGTGTTATGAAAGATTGTTTGAAATCTTGTCAGCGAGCATACAAGTACATTCAGAAGAATCGGAAAGAAATCGAGGAGTGGCAGATAGCAGGAATTAACGCTATGTTCGACCAGGCAAACAAAGAGGGAATCGTTCCGTATGATTTACCGTATGCGATAGAGGGTATTTTGTTAATTCTCGATCAGGAAGTTAATAAATAGGAGGTAGCACCATGAAAGAAAGCAGTATTTTAGTGATTATCCGGGCAATAGACCCGGACAACGCACCATACATCATCCAGGACAGTGAAATCGTAAGACATTTCCAGAGAGCAGCTGAATATTTGAAAAACGGAAATAGAAAACTTGCTGGTTTCTGCTTCCGGGGAGCTAAAGAAAAGGTTGCACAGTTCGGAGAGTATTATTTGACACCGGCAAACATCCAGGTGGGCGATGGTGTTACCGTGAACCTCTGGAGCGACAGATACGCCGCCACGGTAATTAAGGTTACAAAGAGCAGCGTCACTGTTCGCAGAGACAAGGCAACGCTGAATCCGGATTTTAAGCCAGAGTGGATTCCTGGAGGATTCGCCGCACATTGCACGAACCAGGACGAGCAGACATACAGCTACGAGCCGGACGAAAACGGTACGGAGTACACGTTCCGCTGGTCCAGAAAATACCAGAGATACGGTCAGCCAGGAAACCTGTCACTGAGCAAAGGCCGTCATGAGTTCTATGATTACAATTTTTAGGAGGTAGAGAAATGAGCAAAGAGAAGAAAATCAGCGAAATGGAAAACAAGAAAGAGCAGTTCGTAGCACTGGCAAAAGAGGTATATCCTCTAATCGAACAGATCAGGGAGGCACTGGCAAAAAGTCCATTCGGGGAATCTGCCAGTATCAGCATCAGCACTGACGGTTACATGGAGTTCCGCCCGTATGATAGCGGCTGGAGGCTGAACAGATACCGCTGCGATAGCACACCGGTAGCGCAGTATGAGTACCAGGAGAAAATCGTTCTGGAGGAGGGAAAGTAGATGGCAGATAGAGGAAATCATCGCTTAAATGCGGAAATCGAGAGACACATCAATCAGTGGTACGGCACTGTTCACGGTCAGGTTATTAAGAACATGTACGAGAATGGTTCGGATTATGAGAGCATTTGTGAAGCGGCAAACATTGACTATGAAGATTATGAGGAGGAGTGAACCTATGACAGTGTAAGAAGCTGAAAAAGCTGGAATGAGTGACATTGATATTGCCCTGGGTATCGTGACTGGAGAGTTAGAGGATGAATCGGAACCGGCTGAATACCGGGATCCGGTTCATGGAAGAATCGTAAAGACAAGGTTTGACCCGTACCACGATGTAAAGGTGTACGAGGATGGCTACGAGGAGTGGTACTACATAGGAGATTAGGAGGAAAACCATGGTAAAAACAGTAAAAATCACTACTGACAACAAAATATCGGTTGAGGAGCTTCCGAACTGGAGCTTGGGTTCCTGGGAAAAGGCAATCGGAGCAGATTGCACAGAGACCGTAAAAACCCAGATCATGTATGACCTGTTTCGTGAGCCGGTTGTAATGATTGTTGATGAATCCGGACTTGTGAAAAACAGAGAGGTAAACGCTGTCGGTTCGTTCCTTTATGGCATCCAGAACCACGGAACGCCGATTGTCGGAGATATTATTTTCGGACTACAGAACGGTCCGCAAATTCTGCCACTCGCAGATGCGGAGCTGGTGAAATTCTTTTTGAAAGATCATTTTCCGTTACTGGAGGAGGTACAGAAGTGACAATCAGAGAAGCAGGAAAAGGCGTGGTCGTGGGTGATACCGACACCCAGACCTACCGCATTGGTTTTAACGGTAACGATGAAACAGAGCTGAATGCAAAGAACATGAGTGAGCTGGAAGAATTGTGGCGGTCGCTGTGTCCGGAGTTCGGATGCGAGGCAAACAGCGTGGATTACGTGGAAAGGGTGCAGGAAATGAGCATAGCAGCAAAAGAATTAAACAAAGACCTGATTCACAGGGCGAACAGTAACAGCTTTGGCGGAAAGAGGGGCGATATATCCGAGCATGAATATCAGGTGTATGTGGAGAGAGTGTTGTCCTGGCCGATCTCAGAGGAGAAAAAGCAATCCATTCTGGATAAACTGCATGAGAAATGGAGTGAAATGCTGAAATATGAGGCACAGCATGTCAGTGTAATGGTGGCAGGTCCAGCAAAATACAATTCCAGGAAGCTGGATAAGTCAGATAAAATCCTGGAGCTTTCCGCAGCTTTTTCGGAGTGGTTCAAAGACTTGGAGGATCAGATAAAAATAGGACAGCAGAAAAACGATAAGGCGGAGAAATTGTTGAAGCTGATTGAGTTTTGCAGGAAGCCGGACAATCCGTGTGATCCTACAAACCACCTGGCAGAATTGGCAATGTATGATAACGCCTCTTTCGTCCAGATTTACGAGGAGTTGTACCCAGAATATAAGTGGCGTAAGAACAGCACTATTGCGAAGCTGTACCAGAAGTCGCTTGCCGGAGAAATTAAGGAAATCCGGAAAGAGGTATTTTTCGAGGATGCCAACATGACGGCATATAAAGAGGCTGACAGGGTTTATATAAAATTCCTGATGCGACCGAAACGGCAGCTGATTGTAGCACTGAAATCTCGTGGATGGTGGTGGAACAGCTATAAGAACGCCTGGAGTACATACCCGGATAAGCTGGATCCGGAATGGGTGGCATCTATCAGTGAGAAATACGCAAAGTACATTTAGGAGGTCTGAAATGAATTATATTTGTTCGAAGCAAGGAAAGATTGACAAGCTCTGGGGGCGTTTTATTAAGCACCTCCTGGAGCTGGAGGCGGCAGGAATCAAGGTGGAATACATCCGGAAAGGCGAAGTGATCCTGAACGGGAAAAGGTTCGAGCCGGTATACAAGGAAAATACAATGAGCTGGGAGCCGATCGGCTGGAGATATGAACCAGGTCAGAATTACATCACGTTTGTAGGTTATGACATATCGCCGCTGATTAAGTACCTGACGAAAGACAGAGGCAAAAATGGTCTGCCGCTGGAGGATGCCGTAGAGGAGTGCTTCGGTGCAAACACTCCGGAAAATTACGAAAAGGGTGTCCGGTTCGTGGCAAGCCTGGGGAAAATGGGAATCATTCCGTCATACGAGGCAGACAGGATTGTTTCCCAGATGGACGAAATAATCAGCCAGGAGGGGTAAAGCATGGAATTTCCACGAGTATCAATAAAAAGGCAGAATGAGGCTATAACGCAGTTTGGAGGCATGGAAATGTTTCCTCCGGTCGAAGAATTTGCACAGCAGGTAGCCAGGTCAACGGATGCGGCTATTACATCATGCCTGGACAAAGTAGTAGGTCCTGGGTGGGAGCTGGAAAAGGTGGAGATGGAACGCCTCCCGAATACCGACCCAACAAAGGCAGGAACCAGGTACAGAGTAAGCTATGATGGAAAACCGGTAGGGAAGATCAGGAGCATTATCGCAGTCCAGGAAAACAAGGCAATCGGTAATTTGTATGTGGAAATGGTGGAGGATTAAAAGGACATGAAAAAATACGAGTTAAACAGAAAGCAGTACGATCGCATCCGCAAGATGGATCACAATGACATGAAAGAGTATCTGAACGCAGTATATGAGAACGGGTACAGAGCTGGAGAGAGAGCCGCATCTGAAAAAGCAGCAGAGGTTCCGGATCTGATCGGTCTGGAGGAAGAAATGCAGAATATCCGTGGTATCGGAGGAGCAAAGGCAAGAGCGGTGTGTGAGGTTGTAAAGATTTTCTTTGAGAGAAAGGTGGCTGGTCCTGATGAAACCGGTTCTGAAATATCCGGGGAGTAAATGGAGGATTGCCGGAGAGATTGTGGCAAGGATTCCGGAGCATCACACGTACCTGGAGCCGTTCTTTGGGAGCGGAGCCGTATTCTTCTCAAAGGAGCCGAGCAGAATTGAAATGATAAATGACCTTGACAATAACGTGCCGAACCTGTTCCGTTGCATAAGGGATGATTCTGACAGACTGGCCAGAATTGTTGCGACAACGCCTTATTCCAGACATGAGTATGAGAGGGCGTTCGCATCGAATGAGGAGCAGGACGATTTCCAGAGAGCGGCTGACTTTTTGACTACATGTTGGCAAGGTCACGGGTTCCGGACAAATGGGTACCGGGTGGGCTGGAAAAATGATGTACACGGTCGGGAGAGTATGTACGCTCTCCGGAACTGGTACAATCTGCCGGAGGTTATCCTGGAGACTGCAGAACGCTTGCGGTGTGTCCAGATAGACAACAGACCGGCACTGGAAGTGATAAAGAGGTTTAATTATCCGGATGTTTTCATGTACATAGATCCTCCGTATATCCTGGGAACCAGGACGGCAAAGCAGTACAAGCATGAAATGACGGATGCAGACCATGAGGAGTTACTTGATGTTCTGAAAAGCTCAGAAGCCATGGTAATGATAAGCGGCTATGAATCGGAGCTTTACGACAGCATGTTAAAAGGCTGGCACAAGGAGCAGTTCCGGTCAAATGCTGAATACGGAGGAAACAGGGTAGAAACTGTCTGGATGAATTACGAGAGGCAGTTTACTATAAAAGATTTTCAACAGGAAAAATTATTTTAAGGAGGATTGCAAAATGGCAACTATCAAAAGAACAGAAACGAGCAATGTCACATGGAAAGAGGTTCTGGAAATCATCAATTCCGGGAAAGCGACTGAGAAGCTGAAACCAGGAACGGAGATTACGGAAACCTTAAAGGATGGCAGTAGAGCCGTAATAGCGGTGGCAGCCGTAGACTTATACCAGAACGGTGAAGTTATTTTCTGCTTCCGCAACACTGTCGGGGAAGATCACCGGATGAACAAGGAGTGGACGAACAAAGGAGGCTGGAAAGATTGCAAAATGAGAGAATACCTGAATAGCGAAATCTTGGCTCTGCTTCCGGATGAACTGGTAGAAATGCTTTCACCTAAGAAAACTATTCAGATTCAGAATGGTTCTACTTTGGAGTGTGAGGATCTTCTTTTTCTACCGTCCGAGTACGAGGTTCATGGAGAGGAGATTTATGCAAAATACAACGGGGTAGACAAACAGTTTCCGTTCTACAAGGAGAGAACGAACCGTATTGTTGTTGATGAAGATGGAGACACAACATGGAGGTGGTTGGCATCTCCGAACGCCAGCAACACCGCCAACTTCTGCCTTGTCGACGACGACGGCAATGCCAGCTACGCCAACGCATCCACCTCGTTTGGCGTAGCCCCTGGCTTCGCAATCCGTAAATCTTAAAATCCTGCCCCCTAGTGGGGCAGATTTTCTATCAGGAGGTTAGTATGGAATTATACAGAGGAAAATCAAAAAAGACGGGTTCCTGGATCATTGGAACGGTTGTTTGCATGGGAAACAGGGCTTTTGCCCTGGTTTCTCCGAATCTGGAGCCGGAGAGACCGGCGTACAATGGCATGGCGATGGGGTGCGGTCTGGAGGATAAAGGACTGACGGAAAAAGCCTATCTCGCCATGGAATACGGCTGGGAGGAGGCTTTGGAGCGGTACGAGGAAGATTTCCCTATCTGGGAAGAATTAGAGCCGGAAACGGTCACCAGATGCTGTGACAGGCACGATATACCGGGGAACGTTCTGTTTGAGGGCGATGTGTACCGAAATCCGGACAATCTGTTGTTCGAGATTTGCTACGGGAAGTATATGGCATTTTGCCCGGCAGATAAGGCATGGATGGAAAGTGTCGGCTTCTTTGCAGTCTCTAGGGATGTAGAGGAGCTTTACCAGGTAAAAGAACCTATGCCGCTGGGTACTACAGAAGATTACGCTTACCTGGTGGGGAATGTGTTTGATAATCCGGAACTTTCCCAAGCTCACAAAGAAGCGGATTCGGGAGCGGCAAAGGGAGCAGCACAGCCCGTACTCATGCCGGCAACATAAAATCTTGCTATGCAAAAATAGGTTTGCATGGTATAATCAACGAAAAACACGAAGCGGAGGAAATGAAGTATGAAAAAAGTGGTTGTATGGTTAATGGTGGCTATGATGGCAGTATCTGTTTGCGGATGCGGTTTCAGTGATGGTGTGAAAGATGGCATGGAGGCAGCGGCCAACAAAGAAACAGAGACAGAGGGAGCGACTGAGGAGCAGACCGAAGCAGAGGAGACCGAAGTTAAGGAACCTGAGAGCGTTCCGGAAACAGAAGCTGAATCGGAGGAGGAAACACCGGGAGTAAGCGTGGGACCGGAAAAGGCAGAGACCGCTCAGGTTGAGAGTATCAATGTTCTTATGACCGCACCGGTAACGGAGCATGAAGAAAAGAACGATACAAAGTGGGCTGAGGTTGTCGTGGATAAAGAGCTTCTGAAAGCTACCACGAATGAAGAATTTGCTGAGTTCTGCAACAAGGTTGTAAAAGATTCCGGTTACAACTGGGTAACAATCTCATGCGGAGACGGTACCGGCATCCAGTTCCAGGGTTCTCTTTCATACCTGGCTACGTATGGAACGATTGACACGGACGGTTGTATCGAGGAAGCTGCCGGCACGATTGTTCTCCAGGAGGACGGTACTTACAAATATTCTGAGAATGAGTAACCCATGTGATACCGGATGCAGTTTACATTTGTAACATTATGGTTACAATCTTTCAATATCCGGGATGCCATGATGATCGAGTAACAAAATTACAATTATCTTTCATATAAAAATCCTGACAGATTTTTGCATGGATCATGCAATATCTGTCAGGATTTTATTTTATCTATTCATCGCTGTTATCTGAAAAATCTGCCTCTTCATCGGAACTGTAATCTTCTTCGTCCGAGGTATCATAATCTTCTGAAGTATCGTAATCCGAACCATCCGATTCATCTGAAAAATCAGAGTCTGTATCCGATTCAGATTCATCGGAAGTATCAGTGCTTCCGGATGCGTCATCTGCAGAAACAGTATCAGAACTGCCTGTATCGCCAGAGGATTTGGCTGTAGAATCTGCTGTTGGAATCGCTGCGCTGCGTTCATCAATCTTGGATTTGATTCTGGTGGCTTCATCGCCGGTAGCAGGGGTTGGCTGATAGTTGTTATAACCGTCTGCAGAAGAAATGGAGCAGGGAATGATATTTGTTACATTATCTGCCTGTACACCGTCGGAGGTGATGGTAAAGGTCTGCTGAAAAATCATGGTATCCATATCGCTTGGCGAGCTGTTTCCGCCAAAGCAGAAATTTCCAAGACTGTAAACGATATTTTTGCCCTTGTAAGTTTCAATTCCCTGAAGTACATGTGGATGATGCCCGCATACCAGGTCCGCACCTTCATCAATGGCCAGACGTCCGAGAGTCATCTGATTGGTATCCGGAACAGTTTCGCTCTCATTGCCCCAGTGGAAGATTACAATAACAAGCTCTGCGCCGTCTGCTTTGACTTTGGCAATATTATCTTTCAGCTGTTGTTCACGGCCAAGATGGTCTTTCAGTTCATAAATTCCCACAAGTCCGACTTTAACGCCCTTGATGTCCATAACTGCAGTATCATCATAGCCAAAATGGATGATCCCTGCGTTATCCAGAGCAGTCAGTGTGTCCGTGTAACTCTGCTCTCCGTAATCATGACTGTGATTGTTGGCAGTATTTACGGCTTCTATGGAACCACTGGTTAGGATCTGTGCATATTCGGCAGGTGCTTTAAATGCAAATGTTTTATCTTCACGGGTATCCGAATCCGTAAGTGTTCCCTCAAAATTGGCGATGGTCAGATCATCAGCTGAAAAAATACTTTTTACATTCTGGAAAAAGTAATCTTTTCCGTTGCTGTCATAATAGGCGTTCAGACTTGTGTCATAATCAAAGGTTTCGTCTGTACCAAGGGTGCAGTCGCCTACAACACTGATGGTCAGTGAAACAGGATCTTTCTGAGCTGCTTTTGCGGTTTCTTCGGATTTTTTCGCCTGGGCGGCTTCCTGTGCTTTTTGGATGGCAGCAGCTTCGGCGGCTTTTCTGGAAGAAATACAGGAGCGGGCAGAGAAGATAATTACAAGAAGCAAGATCAGAAATCCTCCTCCCGCAAGCATCATTTTCTGACGTCGTACCTGCTGATATCTGGAATTTTTTTTGATGTTTTTTCTGCGGGATGTGGCAGAACTGTGTGTGGACGGACGTTTGTTTACCCGCGAAGTGGTTTGGCGATGGCCGTTTTCTTTCTGACCGGAACGATGTGTATGTGTCTGTCTGGCCTGGAGTGCTTCTTTTCGTGCCAGTTCCGGATCATGTCTGTGCGGCGGCTTTCGATTATCATTTGCCATACTTTTTCTCCTTCATATGTAAAGATACATTTATTATAGGAAGAATTGGAAGTAATGTAAAGAATGAATACCGGACTTTGCAGAAAAAAGAGTTTTTGCTATAATGGACAAGGCAACACAATTGTGGCTTTAAGCTGCTGTAAATAAAAAATACAGGGAGATCAGAAAAAAATGGTATTATATATCGGAAATCATACAAGTTCATCAAAAGGCTATGCAGCCATGGGACGTCAGATGGTAAAAAACGGAGGAAATACGTTCGCATTTTTTACCAGAAATCCAAGAGGCGGTAAGGCAAAAGAGATTGATCCGGCAGATGTGGAAAAGTTTCTGGAACTTGCCAGAGAGCATCATTTCGGTAAGATCGTAGCTCATGCGCCATATACAATGAATGCCTGTGCGGCAAAAGAAAATCTGAGGGATTTTGCCAGAGAGATTATGGCGGATGATCTGAAGCGCATGGAGTATACACCGGGGAATTATTATAATTTTCATCCCGGAAGCCATGTAGGGCAGGGAATAGAAGCTGGAATTGCAAAAATTGCGGAAATTCTCAATGATGTTCTTACAGAAGAACAAAGTACCACAGTTCTTCTGGAAACTATGTCCGGCAAGGGATCAGAAGTGGGATCAACGTTTCAGGAACTGAAAGAGATCATTGACTGCGTGGAGAGAAAAGACAAACTGGGGGTCTGCCTGGATACCTGTCACATCTGGGATGGAGGCTATGACATTGTACATGATCTGGATGGAGTACTGACAGAATTTGACCAGGTGATCGGACTTACCAGACTGAAAGCGGTTCATCTTAATGACAGCATGAATGGACTGGGAAGTCATAAAGACCGTCATGCAAAGATCGGCGAAGGAGAAATCGGTCTGGATGCGCTTGTAGAGGTGGTGTGTCATCCGGCACTTAAGGGAGTTCCTTTTATACTGGAGACGCCAAATGATGATGAGGGATGGAAAAGAGAAATTACACTTTTGAGAGAACGATATGCCATGAAAGGAGATTGA